TTTTTTAAGGTAATTAATACTAATATGATGCTTAATAAAATCCATAATCTGTAGCTTAAATTTTGTTGTTCTACAATTAATGTTTTATCATCCAAGTCAGATTCAACTGAATTATATTCATTTAGCAATTTTGCCATTTCAACTTTATTATCTGACAAATCATAATAATATTGATCAAATTTTTTCTGTTTTTCTTCATTTTCTTGTCGTTCTTCTTTAAGTTTAGGATTTAAATTTTTTATTTCAGACCTTAATTCCTTAATAATATCCATTAATTTATCATTTAAACGATTAAGAATAATCATAGCACTTTTTAATTTTGGTATTAATGCACTATCATCAGTTTTTCCAACTGATAAAGAACCTTCTCCACCTCTAGTCCAACAATATCGTTTTACTTCATTAAATGTAGCACCGGTGCAATTACTATCTGTTGCACACATAGATACACAATCATCCTTAGTTTCTGCAGATCCTTCTTTTATTCCATAAGTTCCCCACCAAGTTCGTCCAGGTATCTCAGCAAATTCCTTTCCAATTGAATAAGTGGGTTCTGTTTTAGTTGTATATTCTGTAGAGTCGCCATAGCAACCTTTACGATGATCTGCGTCGGTTAATGTAGCCCATAAATAACTATCATTTACAAGCCCATCATATGTTTGATTTTTTTGCCAATCACCACTAGCATTAGGTGCTTGAGTTGTGCAACCTTGATCGGCCCATATTTTATTGTAACATTCTTGAGATACACCTTTTGATTCAAGTTTATATTTTTCACATGGATTAGAAGAAGATGTATTCAAAATATTTATATAATTTTTATAAGCTTCCTGATATAGTTTTAAATAAATATCATATTGTTTTTCAAGCGTGGCAATTCTTAAAGTAGCATTATCAATTTCATCATTATATTTATCATTGTTATATATATTCTTATCCATAATATATATACATAAAGAAAACTATATTTATAACATTTATCCTTTTTTAAAATAAGAATATGCTAAAAATGCAAAAACACAAATACCGCAAATAGTAAATCCTGTTTTTTCATAACTTATTCCACCAATTATTTTATTATTCTCTTCATCATTGTCTTTATTTATCTCTTCATCATTGTCTTTATTATTCTCTTCATCAGTGTTTTTATTATTCTCTTCATCAGTGTTTTTATTATTCTCTTCATCAGTGACATGATTATTTTCTTTGTTATCTAAAAAACTAAATCTTGGAATAGGTTTAGGTTTAAGATTTGTATTAAAATTATAATATTTTGTATATAAATCCATTGTTTTTCTATTTGCTAATTCAACATCAATTTTTAAATTATAAGGAAAAATAGATTTATTATTTTCAATAAAAGAACTAGGAATTTTTCTAACTGTATTGTTAGTTTGATTTTCTATATTTTTATTTTTATTTTTAGATTGTTTCATTGTTTCGCGTAAAATATCAGTCAAATTGTATATCATATAAATACTAGTTAATAATTGTTAATAATAATTATTTATTAATATACTGCATTTATTTTGTTATACTTGGTTTATTCAATAATTTTACAGAAACAGTTGTTAAAATTATGATTCCAAAAAACATTTCCCAATTTTTATAATATTGTATATTATATTCTTCCTTTGCATCATCAATCATAATTGCAGATCCATCTTGTGTTGTTTGGATACGATTAATTAATTTTAATAACTCCTCATTTAAATTTTTTTCACCCTCTAATTTATTAGATGTTATTTGCATTTCCGTATCTAAATCCTTAATATTTTGTTGAATTTTGTTAGTTAGTAAAAATATTTCAGCATTTAATTTCTGCAATTGTCCTTTGCTATTAGTAAAAAAATTCTGAAATTCATTTACTTCTGGATTTTTATGATAATAAACATAATATTTTTTAAAATCATCTAAAGCAGAAAAAAAACTATCCTTTATTGTTTTTATTTTTTCATTAAATTTATTTGCATGTGGGTTCATTATATAATTTATGTATATATAATTTATATAATTTATATTTTATATTGTTAGTTATATTGTTATTTATATTGTTATTAGACTATTAAATACATATTCTATAATAAGGAGCACTAATAGCCGTCTTACTAGGTCTAATTATTTCACATACTTCGCTAGGTCTAATTCCGATAGCTTGTGCAACAGGATCAAATCGTGATATATCTGGAAATTGACCATCATTCATGATATTATATCTTGATCTTATTTTTATTGTTTCTGGAATTGTTAAAATACGATGAGAAGGCACTAAAATATGATTTAGTATGTTGAATTGTAATCGCTTTAAACTTTGAATAATTATGAAAATTTTATCTTGCTCCCAAATGTGTTTTAATGTATTGATCAAGGTCTCATTGACTTCATCTTTTACAACAATCAAAAGTGTATCAGTTTTTTTTAATACCTCTTCTATATTAAATAGATCATCAATCATTTCTTGCAAATTTGAAGGACGCAAAGCTTTTGCTAAATAGTAGCGAATATAAATTTTTCCTTTTGTTTTTGTAGTAGGATCTTCATCCAATTTTTCTAAAATCATGTCTAATTGATTATTTGTTTTCATTGTATTCACTTCATTTACACTGAAACCACTATAATCACCAACATCGTAACCCTGTGATTGCATTTGTTCCAAAAGAATGCTTCTGGATTTATAAACTGCGGATGTTAAACTGCTGATTTGGCTTGTCATTGTCTTATATTATAATATAGACATATTGATTTTATTTCATTTCAATTTTAAATTATATTATTTTAAAATTGATATTAAATTATTTGAAAAAATACATGTATTAATTAAAATGTTACTTTTTTTATATTACTGTCACTGCTATTGTTACCATTATCATCTTTTTTATCATTATTGTCAGATGATTTTTCTTCAGTAGCAGGAGTATTTGCAGGAGCAGGAGCAAGCATTTGTAATGAAGGATTACTGTATAATTCTTCTGATGATGTTTTGTTTTCCGGAATAATTATGCGCAATTTACTAAAATCTTCTGATGAAGATTTTTCATTTGCAGCCATTTTCATTAATTTATCTATTTGTCGTTGATGTGACAGTTTTAATAATTCAATTTGTTCTAATCTAGGTAATCCTGCAAAAATTGCATTTAATTCTCCATCAGATCCATAATTTGGCATTTTAAATGGCGGCTGAGATCTGTTAATTATTAAATTTCTGGTTGCTTCTTCTTGTTGTTCTTCAGGTAAATTTAAAATTTGGCTTTGTTCTTCATTTGTTAGTTTTACCCAAAAATCTTTCAATATGAGATCATTAAAATCTGGAGGTGCATAACCTGGTGAAGCATAAGGAGATGGAGAAGAAGAACTTGGAAATTCGTTTTGTGGAACCCAATTTGTAGGAGGATTTACAGGACTATAAGTGTCACCGCGTTCAGAAGAAGGATACCATGACAATGCCATTAGTTTATCAAATTCAGCTAATTCAGCTTCAGACTGAGTTCCCCATTTATTAGGAATAAATTCAGATTGATCTTCTAAATTAGGCTTCATTTGCTGTTGGATTTTAACTTCTTCAAATATTTGTGGCTCAACATTTTGTAAATTGTTTTTAAGTGCATTATTTTTGTTTGAAATCTTATAATTTTCTGAATTATTAGTATTAATTTTGGCTTGTAATTGTTTCTTATATTCGGCCATTAGTTCAGTAATATTCTTGAAATCTGAAATATCTAATCCTATTAATTTATTTAAGTTGTTAGATTGATATGATAAATTGAGAAGTTGATCAACATTTTCTTCAGTAATAATACGCATTTGAATATTAAGCACTTGAAGTTCTTGTATCATTAATTTTAAAGCATATGGAATTCGTAAGAGACTGAATGAACGACCAAATCTACTAAATACATCCAATATAGGTTCACCTTCTGGAGTTCTATTAAATTTTAATGGTCCATCAGACATAGGACTTAAAAATAGGTTTTTATCTGGATTATATATAGCAATTGTTCCAGTTTTGTTACATACGGCCATATAGTATTGATCTCCGCGAACCATATATGATTCATTTAAGAAATATGAGAGGCCATGACCCATAATGCCATCACGTTCCATTTCACCTATACGCAAACCACCATCATTTGCACGACCTTGATTAGTCTGTCTTGTTAGTGCACTTCTTTTACCGGTTGCACGATAATTTATTTTATCCTTAACCATGTGTTTTAAACGCATGTAATATGTAGGTCCAATAAAAATCTCTGAATAAATTTGTTCTCCAGTGTAACCATTATATAGCATTTGATTTCCGGAACAATGAAAATCCATTTTGGTTAACATTTCACCATATGTTTGATAATTTGCACCTTTTTGTCCATATGCAGTGCAATCTCCATAAGCACCATATAATGCACATGCCTTTCCAAATAAACATTCAACAAGCTGTCCAATAGTCATACGAGATGGCAATGCATGTGGATTAATAATTAAATCAGGTCTAACACCATCTGCAGTAAAAGGCATATCTTCCTCAGGTATAATAAGACCAAGTGTTCCTTTTTGACCACATCGTGATGCCATTTTGTCACCAATTGCAGGCAATCGTTCTTCACGAATTCTAATTTTAGCAATTCGGAAGCCTTCTTCTCCTTCAGAAATAAATGACTTATCAACATATCCTAATTGTCCCTTTTTTGTTGTTACGGAATCATCGGTATATTCTCCTTTTTGATCAGGGGTTGATGAAACATGTCCGATTAATATGACTTTATCGTTAATAGGTGTATTTTCTTTAACAAGACCATATTCATCTAATTGACTATAATCATAATCTTCTTTAAGTCTTGATACATTTTGTTTTTTTTCAATATTTGTAAAAGATGAATTAACGGACATACCAGCTACTTTAGAACTAGTCTCTCTAGCTTCATAACTAGTATAATACATAGTTCTAAAAATACCACGATCAATGGAACCTTTATTAATTAAAATAGCATCTTCAACATTATAACCAGTATAAGACATAATTGCAACAATAGCATTAACCCCATAAGGTTGCTCTTCGTGATTAATATATTCTAAATATCTAGATTTGATTAAAGGTGTTTGACCATAATTTAATATGACTCCCATTTTATCTAGACGCATTTGATAGTTTGAATGATAAACTGAAACAGCTTGTCTGCTTTGACCACATGAAAATACATTACGAGGCAATTGATTATCTTCAGGATAGGTGATAGAATTACCCATTACGCCAAACATTAAGGAAGGATCAATTTCAACATTTGTGAAAAACTTATTGGATTTAATTTGTTCTGGTGACATGGCGATTAGAGCACTTTCTTCTTCTGAAGTATCAATATAATCAATAATACCTTTTTTCTCTTCAAACATATTAAGTAAATCAGGTAGTGTATCAAAACCAGGATATAAAACATTAGTATCATATAAAATATTATTACGAACTGCAAAATATTCATCGCGTTTTGGTTCAAATCCAGAAACAACTTGTTGCCATGTATAATCTCTGCTCTCAATTTTGTCTTTAATTTTTCCTTGATTATATGAAATAGATCCATATACAAAACTACCGTTAGAGTCATCTTTTTTCAAATTTCTGTAAAAAATAGGCCTAGTTAATCGGCCACTATCTGTATATAAATAAACAACATTGCTTTCATAACTAAAAGAAATACTAGTATATATTGGAATAACCCCATTGCGTCTGAATAATTTTAATGTGTTAACAGTCTCAATTGGATTATCAATTACTCCAATCCAATTTCCATTTACGAAGATTTTAGTCATTGATGCTAGATTTTTAGGAAAACATTCTAATAATAATTTTAAAGAAGTGTTGGCTCTTAACCATTTAATTAATGGAAAGGACGAGAACCCATTTGTTATTGATGTGCTAATAGCCATATGTTTATGGAGACCAACATTACCGCCATCTGGAGTGTCAACAGGATCAATAAGTCCCCATTGTGAACTATGTAACAAATGTGGTGCGACTACTTTAGAAGTAGGATCCATTGGCAAACTGATTTTTCTTAAATGTGAAATAAAAGTAAACCATGATAATCTATTTAAATCCTGAACTAATCCGATGCGTTTTGTATTTTCAGTTGCACCCCAATTACCCTTAAATCCTTTTTTAAATCCGTCTTCAATAACACGCGATTTAAAATATTCCTTATAGTTATCTTCAATAAGACTAGGAAAATTGGCTCTATATTTACCAGGTTGATAGTAAAATTCTTTGTCCATTGTTAAAAAAATACTCTTAGCTTGCATCAAATAATACTCACGAAATAATCCATAAATTAAAGTTCCTGATGTTTCAATGCGTTTAAATTTAAAATTATCACGATCTGTTGGTTTTTCGCGTCCCATAAAAACTCTTAAAATTTTGTTAACCATGAAACCAATATAATATGCTTTATTTAAGAAATTATCTTCACCGATATGTGGTAAAAAATAATTCATCAAAATATCAATAACAGAGGTGATAGTATTGCGTTTTGTTAGATGACGCATATATTCAAGAGCATCCATTTGGGAGAAAATTTTATTAGCATCATGAACAGATGGAATAAATAGGTCAATCATATTTGAATTTGCTTCTAAATCAAGCAAACAATATTGAATAATAGATTTGTCGGATATAACACCTAATGCTCTCATTAAAATAAAAAGTGGAACAGGTTTTTTTATATTTGGTATATCAACAACAAGTTGATTATTAGTATATGTTGCATCGGGAGCAATAATTTTAACAGATGAGTAACGAATGGGTTTAGAACTATCTTCAGATACAGAATGAACTTCACAAGAATAACTGTATAGATCATCCTGTTTATTTTTTCTCACATAGAGCATGTTGTCAGCAAATTTTTCTTGACTAAGAATACATTTTTCTTTTCCGTCAATAATAAAATAGCCTCCAAAATCATTACGACATTCTCCTAAATTGAAACGAGCTTCAGTAGACATACCGCGTAAAATACATAAATTAGAATGAAGCATAATTGGAAATTTACCTAGATAAATTTTTTCTAAAGTTTTTGTACTCTTAATCATTTCGCCATTATCATAATAGTCAAATTCAACATCAACATCGTAATGAATTGTAATGCCATATGTCATGCTTCTTAATCGTGCATCATTTGGATACATGTAATGTGGATATGGTTCAGGTATTTCATTAGGACTAATATCATCATATATGATTGGTTTACCGAAATATAATTTATCACCATTTTTACCACCAAGATACATGCGACATTCACTGGGATTTTCTTTATCACCAATTTTGACAGCTTTTTCTGTAGCTCGTTTACCTTTTTTGTCAAGTACAGTTTCTGTTTCACGCTCAACAAAACGAATAGGGTTATTTTCGCGGAAAATTTGAAAAATTCCTTTATTAAAAAAATCATTGTATGAGTCTAAATGATGTGCGACTAAATTATACGGATTATCTTTAAAATATTTATCAATAATGTTCCAGGCAATAGAATCAGGCGAGCTCATTATTATATAATAATATAATGTTTTAATGTTTATAATGTTATTTTGTAATATTATAAAAATATATATATAAAATAATAAAGACATATATGGATTATAATTAAAGTTGCAATAAATGCATACGCTAATTCAATATGGTATAATATTATCTTCATTATGTTTTTGGTTTTATGTAGATACAAAAAATATTTTTAATAAAGATAAAGATAAAAAAATCATCAATTCAGCATTAATACATTCACTAATTAGTGGAATTGGATCAAATATTGGAATAATATGTAATCCTACTATAGTTTATGATTATTATTTAATTTCCAATAATATTTCTGATATGTATATATTGGTTCCGCTTATATCATTTGGGTATAGTTTTTATGATATATATATTGGAATAAAAAGTAGAAAATTTGAAAATATTATGCATGGAATAATATTTGCTAGCGCTGTTTGTTATGCATATTACAAAAATATATTGGGGGTATTTAATATTGTATTAATTACAGAAACATCTTCTATATTTTTAAACTTAAGACCATTTTCTTACAAAATGATTAATATATTATTTGTTATTACTTTTTTTGCATTTAGATTAGTTATATTTCCTATAACAACATATTTATATTTAATACACCCTGATAATATAGGAAAAACTGCAGTATTTTTGGGTATGGCTAGTATTACTACATTAAATATTTATTGGTTTTATTATATTATTAAAAAAATATTAAAGCAAGTATATAAATAAAATAAAATTTATTGTTAGTCAAAAATAAAAATATCAATAGGCATTGCATATATATTATTAATTTGGCACATACAATTAATATATTGAACACAGTATTCTTCAGTTTCAGTTTCAGGATTTTTATCGTCAGATATAATTGATTCAATAGTAGCAATAATACTAATACTAAATCCATCGTGCCAATTTCCCCCTTTAACTTCTTTTAAATCTATTATTTTAAATATTTGGTTCTCTTTTAGTAAGTTTGCAGGTTCATATACTTTTTTAATATGATCGCCTATTTTGAATTTAATTGACATTTTTGTAAATATATTATACTTATAAATTTGTCTTTAATATATTTAATAATTAAATACTTATTTTAAATTCCGTATTTTATTTAATTATTAAAATGATATAAATATATTTTTTATTATTAATTATAAATGTCAATAGAAAATACAATAATCTTATCTGCTGCTGCATTTGGTTCATTTTATTTATGTGCTACTTCTCTCAAAGAAATGCAAACTAATACTCATTGGTTACCATTTTATCACAATTGTCTCGTTTTTGGGGTTTCGTTAGGAACAATTGGATACATTGTGAGTCGTGTAAAATTCTAAATTAAATGCCTTATTTTATTTCCTATTAGACCTGTTCTTTTTAACAAATTTAACCCTATTTTTTGCTGTCTTTTTCGGTGGTCCATAATTATTTGTTACTGCAAATGTTGTCCATGGTTGTTGCGGTCTATCATTTAAATGAGGTCTCAAATAATCCCATTCACGATGATCATCACAGAATTTATTCTTGTCAAATGGAATTCCACATGAATTTCCCCATCTTAAACTAAATGACATCGCTTTTGCCATAGTTGTATCACAAACATTGCCGTCTAATGCACCACGAGGTTGAAATGGTTTTGGTCTACTAGGATCTGACATATATTCTCTCGCATCTAACTCATAATGAGAGCAACAAGTGCGAGAACAAGGATTTTCTTTTTTAAGATATGTATCATAATGATCTGATATTATTTCTTGTGCAGCCTTTATATCTAATTTACCCTTATAATGATCCATTAAATCTGCTAATCTAACACGACGAGCGCCTTGATGGCGGCGCAAATCGTCAAAACCAGTATTTACACACTCCAAATTTCGTATTCTGGGATCATAAGGCGCATTAAATCCTATAAAATATCCATTCTTTGTGCGTTCTACATTGTGATATTTAAGACCCAGTTCAATACGCATAATTTCATTTGTATTTGTATCGCCAAATAGCCAAGAATTTGCATAATCTCCTGAATTTCCTTCTAACAAAATTTTTATATAGTCATCCAATGTATCCCCATATTGCATTGCTTGTCTTATTCTACATGAAATTGGAATATTATTTTCATATGCAATAAATCCACCAATTGTTGTTTCAGTTCCAATAATACCTTTTGAAGTAACAAAAAAATCAGTCCCAGACCAAATCCAACCAGGAAACCCCATCATAATAAAACGATGACCTTTTGTTGGATTTAAATCAACAACCACTCTTGCAAATTGTCCATCTACAAAGTTTGAAAAATTATTATGTGCTACAACAATTTTACCATCAGCCGTCCAAGATCCATTAGCAATAAATGCACTACATCTATCACTTGATCCTCCCTCTTTAGAACTAACATTTGACTTAACTGTTCCTTTAATAGCAATAGTTTCTTCTTCAGACATATTGGCCCACCAACTTTCAGTTAAAGTAAAATAATTATTCCATGCAACTACTTCATCAACAGACCAAGAACAGCCTTCAGCAAATCCTACCATTTCTTCATAAAACTCAGGAAACAAATCTATGATTTTTTGCTTGTAATGTTTGTTAGATGCTTCAATAAAAAGTTCCCATTTAACACCATAATCATTATAAATAACAAAATCTAACATATCTTTAACTTTTTTCATTTCTTTATGAATAAGTTTTCCATATGCATAGCCGCGTTCCTTTGGATTACCCTTAATAGAAACATATAACCATCCATTTTCCTCATAAGATATGCCATTTTTGACCTTTGTTATATTTTTATTAGACATTGCTATAATATAATATATTATTTTATATTTGTGTTTTTATTTTTCTTCTAATTTTAGATCTATTATAGATCTATTATAGAATACTCTAGATCTCCTGCAGTTTTGGTAACTACATTATATCTCATTGATCTCAGTGTTTGCAGATACTTCATCTGAATTTTCATCTTCAATATGTTTTGGAATAGGAATGTTAAAAGCTTTAGAGACAAGATGCAAGAAACTAACAAAAAATCCAATTAAAATAATAAAAAAGGCAATAATATCACTTTTATGCACTTTTTTTTTCAAATAATATTTATTTATAATTAAGATTAAACAAAATTGTATAATAATTAATAAGAAAGTATCTTGAGTAGGCGTGACTAAATCATATTTATGTCCAATCATTACAGTAAATGTCATAAAAATCCAAGCTAGCCATGCAAATGGAATCGCCATTTTATATGCTTCCCACATGGATAATGATTTATAGGGAAGTGTAACATATTGACCCCACATGGATAAACTTTGTGCAACAATAAATAAAAATAAAAATAAAGCATAATAAGGCAATTTAGAATAATCCATTATATTATATAATATGTATATATTTTTGAAAATTTTATAGAAAAAGTATGTGTATATAATATAACAAAATGAATTTTATATTATTAGTTTTATTTTGGTTATTTCTAAATATAATGATTGCATTAACAATGAATCTAGCTCTATTTACACAAATTACTCCAGAAATGGCTGATGCTAGTGTTATGATGAAAATTTTATCTTCTGAATTTTGGGCATCAATTGAATGGATATTTGTGATTCCTGCACAACGTACTGGAATTTTATTTTTAAGTCCTCCTCAACTTGCTCTTTCATCTTATGTATTTAATTTTCTTGGTCAGTTATGGTCTAATAAATTTTGGTTAAAATTGCCAACCACCATAGATGATTATGTAGGCATGGTTTTGATTTTATTTGGTATGTATGCTGCTAAATTTAAAATATTTAATTAATTTTACAGGTTAGTGGGTATTTGCGATAATCCATAAAATCTAGTATTATCTGTATTTAACGGTAAATCTAAAGGAGCTACAAAAATATCACCAATTCCTTCGCCTCTATTTTTTTGAGATGAACTAGTAAAATTTTCGTAAATGATTGAACTAAAATAAAATCCAGATATAATTGTTACAACTAACAAAATAAATAAAAATATTATTGATCTGATTTTTGACATTTTATATATAATAATATTTATATATAAAATTTAAAGTTTAATGTTTAATATTGCATACCTTTATTCATATTTTTTTGTTTTTTTTGTTTATTTTTTTCATCATTTTGATATACCATAACTATACCTAAAATTACAAAAAGAAGAATAAATGGGAATAATACGAGCAACCAAGCAATAGTTTGTTGTCCATCTTTACACATCAAATTCAATATCCAAGTCCAAAATAAAATATATACTAATTTAAGTATAAAAATAGCAATTGTGCTTGGAACGCGGCATGAAAAATTACCTAAGGCATACATTTGAGTATTTCCTAGATTTTGAATTGCTGAAAAAACAAGACCAATTGTTGAAATAATAAAATATATATACGAAGGGGTACAAAGCTGATTTAAATTTTTTGGAAAAGCCATATTATGTATTATAAACAGAAAAAAATCTACTTTTAAGAAACTAAATCTTCAATTATGGAAGGGAAATAATGTGTTTAAATAATTATTCTATTAGCTGATATAGAACTAGATAATTGATCCTTATAAGGGAGTGGATTTGTAGGACTACTATATCCATTCAATGTATTATACGCACTTTTCAAATTAAATGAAAAGTCTCTTCCTAAATTAACTAAATCTTGAGGTATTAATCCACCGCCTTTTTTATTCATGCTTTTATTCATTTTTTTAGACCCACCTAATTTCATCATAGTTTGAGGATCCCCTTTGTCATATAAATTGTTTGCGAGAAAGTTGCGATTATTGCTTATACCATCAACGCCAGGCCATCCTTTAATAAATGGTGACCAATTTTGACCTATAAATGGACCTGGCATAGGAGATGGTGATTTATAAAACGATCCACCTTGCATTAGTGGAGCATTAGAACAGGAGCCACAAGATCCACCTTTCATTTGGCAAGCACCGCAAGTACCACCAGTTTGTGCAGTGCCTAAAATAGGTGCACCATTCATAACATTTGCATATTCTCCTCCTCTTTGTTGCATTTGTTTCCAAGAAAAAGGGGCTAGAGGACAACCGTATGCCCCACATCCATAGCCTCCCTTCTGTTTTCTAGATCTACATTTTGTTTGGCCTTTAGAACAACCTTTCATATTGTAAATCTTTTGTTTTTTTCCTCTAGATTTTTTACCTCTACCTCTACCTCTTCTTACAGTTCTCTTTGGCATATTATACATTATATTAAGAGTAAAAAATAATTTACCATTAAATTTTATTGTTTTATTGTTTTATTGTTTTATTGTTTTATATTTAATTATATATTAGTAACTAACAAAATACAGTTTTATTCAATATCTACATGGGTTAACATGTGTCTTCTGCAGCACATTTTTTTTAAATTCAGTTCATCCATGACTTCTCCTTCAGGAGTTTTTTGGCTATATTCTTCGGTTAAATAGATGACTTTTTCTACATGTAAATCTCTGGCCATTTTTCGTTTTCTAACTTCTTCGCAATAATATGCATATTTATTAGCTAAAACAGTACCACAAGTAAAGCATTTAATAGGAATGATCATTGTTGATTGTATATATTAATGTGAATATATTTCTATATATATTTAATATTAATTTCAATTTTTTATTTAAAATTTTCTATAATTTACAAGCAACACTTATTTTAATACCAATAAATGCTACAAGTAAATATCGTTTTCCTTTAGTTATTTGGATACCTGCATGTTTCATTTTTCCTGAATGAACTAACATATCACCTTGTTCCAGAAAAACTGTAGTTCCATCATTAAAATATGTTCCTCCCCCTTCAAACTCGCAAGCATCATTTAATAATACATTTACTGTTAAAAAACTTCCATCATGATGTAAATCAAGACTATTTTGGGCATTTTCACTATATTTAACTATAAATAGATCTATAATATTAAATTCAGTATTTTTTGACAAACAATAAGAAGTCTGAATTTTATGAAAAATAGTTTGAAATGAGTATAATACATATCTAAATATAGGAAGTATTTTTTCAACAGGTATATCTGTTGTGGCATAATTTTCATGTCTAGAAGTACTCCAGCCTCCATTATTTTTAGCATATTCTTCACTTTCAAAAATGATCCATTCACATACATTTTTTCCATATATTTTATTATAAATATATCTTTGAATAAAACGATTATATAAAAATTTATGTTCTATTTGTTTTTCAGTTTCACATTCAGTCATTATAATTGTTTCCATATCTGAAACATCTATTAATAATTTATTACATTTTGTAGAGTCATCTTTTAATATCTTATTTTTATCATCATTATTTTTAATTAAAAAATTATGGGTATTTTTTGAAATTAATTCTTTAAAAGATGTAATTAATTCATCAGGCCATAAAATATTTTCTTTGTTGTAAAATAAATTTTCGTAAAAATCATAAGTAAAAATATCCTTGTTTTTTATTTCGTAAAAATCAGTATTTATATTTATTTCAATAATAAAGTCAGATTTGTCAAAGTTATATAAAATATCAGTAGAATCTGGAATAAAATATTGGATGTTTAATGGTTTATGTTTCCATAAATTGATAGCCAACATGATTCTTTCTGTTTCATAAATAGTATTGTTGGATTTTATGTCATTATTAATAATGTTAAATATATTTCCTGCACCATGCATATAAGAACCATCAAATGTAATATGTTTGTTTTTTTCTGGAAAAATAATTTGTAGCATTTCTTTATTTTCAAAATTTTTAAATTTATAATCATCATAACTAACATCTGTTATTACTGTAGGATATAAACAATTACTTCCATATGTAACACATGATAAAATAGGATGCACAATTTTGTTATTATATTTTTTTAATTCTTCATCACAATCAACATGAAAATTATTAACTCCGTATATTTTATCAATACTTTGTTCAATTTTAGATTTAAACCAAAATTCAATAAATATTTCATCATTTAGATCAATATTTAATCTTTTTAGATGAAAAATAGCAATATCATATACATATTTTTCAAGTAAAGTAAATTGTTCTTTTTTAAAATTTAATAAATATAAATGTTTTGGTTTTATTTTTATCAAATCAACAATATTTTCATTTATTTTATCATTATTAAACAAATTAATATTCCATAAATTAGCCTTCATTGAATTTAATAAATATGTGTATACTATAATATTTATATTGTTTATTATAAATATTATAAACAATATAAATTATAAAAAATTACTATATACTAATATATAACCATCCTGTAATTATATATTTATCATTTGATATAGGCATTTTTCCTGCATGTGGAAATGTCCAAGATGCAGGAAATAACAATAATTTTCCTATTTCAGGTTTTATTTTAAAATCTTCACCAAAAGCTGTTTCTCCACCTTCTTCCACTGTATTTAAATACCATAAAAATGTAAGAACTCTATATTTATTTTCAGTAAGGTCAATTCTAAAATCATGATGATAAACATATTTTCCTACATTTTTAGTATATTTTTGAATCATAAATATTTTTGATAATAATTTTGTATTTTCAAAAAAAACATATGTTTTGGTACTTAACTGATTTGTATTTTGAAATTCTTTACTATTATTAAGATTTAAAAAATATTTTTTTAAATTAATGGTTAATTCATTATTCAATAATTTGTAATATTTATACCATTTTTCTTCATTTATAGGTATATTAAAATCTACAGTATCCTTTATATTTTTATCCAATCCTGCTTGAATTAATCCTTCGTATTTAGTAGTTGAATTTTCATTTTCATATAATTCTATAATATCAATACAAACTTCAGGAGATAAGGAATTTCTATTTAAATAAATATATTTGTTATTTTTAATCATAGGTTTAATTAATATAAATATTTTTAAGTAATAACTTATTATAAAATATTATTATTTATTATATTATGACATCAAGTAATTATAAATATGGCGATCAAGATTTATTTTATGTAATAAATAGTACAGGTACATTTACTAGTAGTACTCCTTATATAAATTTTCCAAATAGCTTTCCGCCTGGTTATGCGAATGGATCAGGAATAGATCTTCCATTACCGTTTAATTATAAAGTCAGTGGTGTTGATTTATCAAATACAACTCAGGCTCATCAACAAATTACTTTTAATCCTGGCACATATAATGCAATTTCTTATAGTATATTAAATAGTAGTCCTACTAGATATTATAAACATATATCTGGTTATGTTTATAGTGGTTCTGGTGGTGGTGGTGGTGGTGGTGGTGCAGGAACTGATAATTTGGCAGGTGGAAACCATTCAAAGGGTGGTACGGGTGGTAATGGTGGTGCAGGTGGGTATGCTGCTGTAGTTCAATATCCAATTGCAGGTCAAGTAATTAACTTAATTGTTGGAGCTGGTGGAACAGGTGGTGGTGGCGGAGCAAAAAGTTCAAATGGATCAGGACAAGGTGGAGGAGCAGGAACTCCGGGAGGATTATCTTCATTAAAAATAGGTAATACAACAGTATTACAAGGTGCTGCTGGAGCATATGGTAATAGAGGAAATGGAGGTTCAGGAAATGGTTCAAAGGGTTCAGATGGAACTACAAATGCAAATACAGTAAATTCAATTGCAAATGGAGGAAAAAATAGAACTACAGATCCAAATGTCCCAGCTGCACCATATTGGCCTCCAAATGGTGCAGTAGCAGGAACAGGCGGAGCTGGTGCAAATTGGCCAAATAGTGCAAACCCTGGTAATGCAGGAAACAATGGTTATGCTTCATTGTGGTTTTTATATGATGCAAATTAAAGACTGCATATATATTTAAAAATGAATTAAAAACATATTATTATTATTATTAAAAAGATTAATAATATGTTTCAACAACTATGCAAACTAACAAATCAAAAGGAAGTCTTTAATAATGATCGTTTAGGCTGGGATGAATATTTTATGTCTATTGCGCTTCTAGCATCATGTAGATCGCCTTGTGAGCGATTGCATGTAGGCTCTGTTATAGTAAAAGACAATCGTCTAATTTCAATGGGATATAATGGGTTTATTTGTGGTGCTCCACATATCAGTCGAATACAAGACAATCATGAGCAGTCAATTATTCATAGCGAGATCAATGCCATCACTGATTGTGCCAAACGCGGTGCATCGCTAAATGGTGCAAAAATATATGTAACGCATTATCCATGTATCAATTGTTTTAGATCAATAGCGGCGTCCAATATAAAAGAAATAGTGTATCTGAATGATTATAAAAATGATCCAATTGTGGCGCTTTTGGCGGCGGATGCTTGCATCCAAATACGGCGCCTACATGTCCCTACATAGGCGTCACTTTGCCGCGATATGCTGCCTACATGGGCATGTAAGTAGTGGCGCATATGCACCTACATGGCATGTAGGGAATATTATATAACACGCAATCATCTATGTAGGCCCTGTAGGCCGCGTAAAAGTCGGCCCAGACAATTTATCACCCGCTACACACTTGCCTTCTGATAAAACACAACACTTCGTTTGCATACACCCATCTTGCGTCAATTGGCCACACGATTCTTGTAATTTTGCTGAGTTGCCTAAATGGCTTCTACAAAAACTATCAATCGGATTTAAATTTAAGCCTTCTATCTCCTCCATTATTTGGGTTCTTAACATCGCTTTTTTATCTACTACTCCCGAAGTAAAAGTCTCCACTGTTACTGATTGAACTAATTTTGATTCCGGTTTAGGCGGATTTAGATCCCATTCTTTTATGCTTATAATTATTAATAATGCAAAAATAATTGATACAATCACTGCTATACTAATGTAGTTTTCTTTGAAAAATGATATTAATGCGTTCATAATATTTTATAATATAATATATAATATTTTATTATTATATATTATAATGACTAAAACTCGCAGACACAGTAAAAGACACTCTCGTTCTAAAAATATGATTAACAGAACCTTGAAAAAAGGATTTCATTCCGTTAAAGCAACTTCTAAAAAAGGATTAAATGTTGTTAAAGGAGCACTCCCTACAGTTAAAGCTACCTCTAAAAAATACATGCCCAAAGTTAAGACCGGTCTAGAAAATGTTGGATCTAAAGTTACCAAAACTGCCACAAAATCTGTTCCTATTTTACAAAAAGCTTCTCGGGATTTGTTAGGTCTATTTGGAATTAAAAAGAAAGGCAAAAAATAAATTCAATTCAATTCAATTAAATCTCTTTTATAACTGTTCCCTTTGTTGTTTTTACTTTCTTATATCGCTTATTTTGGTTTTCTTCACTATGAAAATCATCATGACATTTTTGACAAAGATTTAATAAATTTGCAGCATGATTTTTATGCAATGTTAAATCCTTTTTTTGTATTATACCCTTTTCATCCGCATCTTGTTGATGTATTAAATGATGTACATCTACTGCTGGTCTTTCATAACATTTTTCACATAATCCCTTTATAAATTTAGCATTATAATGAGATTTCTTCTGATCCAAAATACTCGCAGTTTCCGGATGATATTTCATGCGAATATTTAACGCTGCCTCTAGAAAATCTTGTGGTAAACTCAGCGATTTACATACTTCTAATCCATACATGTTAGTTCCTGGACCATCTTTTAGCTTCCTATCATATATTAAACAATCGTGTTCTTTATCATATATTACTGACATATGTTTCAATGCAACACTGTCTAAATAACGAATTTCATCATAATTAATGATCTCATGCAAATGTGTCGCGAAAATAAAAGAACATTGTTTTTGATGTAGCGACTGAATTCCTGCAACAAAAATACTCGTTGCACTTGTGCTTTCAGTTCCGGAACATAGTTCGTCGCCTAAAACTAAACTATTCTTATCTGCTAGTCGCAAAATTATACGCAATTCTGACATTTCCACTGCAAATGTGGAAAGACCTTTAAATAAATTGTCGTTACCTAAAATACGCGTAAAAATATATTTATAAGGATTGAAATTATAACTAGATGCAGGCACATAAATACCAGCTTGAGCCATTATTACTGAAATACCAAGAGCCCTAATAAAACTAGTTTTGCCTACTGCATTGGTACCATATAAAAGAATACCATCGGTTTGATTAAGACCAATAGTGATATCATTAGCAACATATAACTCAGATTGTTGTATTTTTTCAATTAAACAATGACGCAAATCTGTTGCCTTAATAAAAGATTTATCATTACTTGATGAAGATGTGTCAATAGTTGGCTTGCAATAATTATATTTGTTAGCAATAAATGCTTTAGAAAATATCAGATCTGTGTATGTTATTAATTCACAAATTGTATTTATTTGTGACTGATATACATCTAAACTCTTAATAATTTTATTATAAATTTCTACAACAGTTTCAATAAAATTAGCCTTAATCAAACTAACATCCTTACAAAGCTTATTAATTTGATTGTTTTCAATTGTTTTGTTAGTTGTAGTTTGCTTATTATATTCCAGTTTATCATTTTCTAAATCTAATTTAAATTCTCGTTCTTCATTGTAAAATCTTGAATTATATTTTAAACTAACAGTATGAACATTACCCTTTTTGAGCACCTCTTCTAATATTTTGCATCGTCTATCTGTTGCAAATAGACTATAATTGTTCTTTTCAGTTTCATGAATTTTTACATATTCGCTGCTACTGCCTTCTTCAGCCTCCACATGTTTGATTGACTTTTTACTAGGTTTCTTTGATCCGGTTTCATAGTTAGAAATAATAGAACTAAAATAAGCCCGACAACATTCCAGTTGATCTTGTGATTCAGTTAAAATCCGTATTTTGTCATCTAATGTTTGATCAGTACCTTTCTTAATGAAACTTCTTTCAATCTTTTGTATATTTTCAATATCTTTGCAATCTTCCATAATAAAAAATGTATCTAGTTTTTCAACAATTTCAATAATATAAACTAACAAATTGTCAAATTCAGCAATTCTTTGTTTTAAATATTCGTATATTATTGGTTTTGATGTAACAAAATTGTAAATTAATTTAGTTGATTGTATTCCAGCATATAGCTGATATATGGTTTTAGGTGAAATTTTTTCTAAAATAATTTGTCTATTTATTTTAACTAGATCTTTAATAGGAACTAACAAATTTTTAATAGCTGAATAGCTTTGTTCAAAATTAGAAACTAACAAATGTTCAGTTATATCATATTCTTTTTGCAAATATATTTTATCTGTTATAGGATTTAAAAAATGATATGCAAATTTTCTTTTACCCATTGGTGTAATGCATTCATTTAACATTTTGCTAACAGAAGAAAATTTGCCTTTATATTCTCTATCAGAGTCATCAATAATATTTAATTGTTTTAGTGAATGATTTGCTAATATGAGGCGTTTACTTTTATCTTCTATAATAGGTTCTGCAATTTTATAAACTAAATTAGGATTATGTTGATAAATGAAATCTAACAAATAACAGAAGGACTGTGTTGACCATGATTGATCATTAAAAATGCTAAAAAATGCATTAATATCGTTAAATTTATAAAAGCGAGAGATGAGTTGGGTTTGATATGTTTGTTTTTCGCAATTCAAAGCCCTAAATGTATTTTTGTTAGTTTCAGTATCAGCTAACAAATTTACATAATGAATTGATTTGCTTCTTATATTAGTATAACTAACAATATCATTAAGATCTTTTTGTTCAATATTGGAAATAATAATAGTTTCACTTGGATTGTAAATAGAAACAAATTGTTCTAATTCGTCAAAGGTTGTAGGATTTTTAATATATGGCTCAGAATATTCCATAATACTAGTTTTTCCAGTATAAATATCAATTGTTGATACTCCAATATACACCTTAAGTTGTTTGTTAGATAAAGATGAAGATTTAGTTTTTAAAAGTAAAATAGGATCTGCCTTAACTTCAATCCAAATGCAACAAGTTATGTTAGTTATATTTTCTGTATCGGATGAAAAATAAGTTCCAGGAGAAAAAACACCTAACAAACTACGAGTTGTATTAGCACATTGTTCATCTTGTGCATATACAGCTACGGTATATCCAGCATTCTGCATTTTTTTAATATATTTATCTAGAAAATGGCATGTGAAACCAGCCATGACAACTTGTTCTTGACCGACACAGACGCGTTTTTCAGCAATATTAAGATCACAAATGCGTGAAAATTCATTAATATTGGATCCATATATTAAATCATTTGCATCTTTTAATCCATAACATTCAAAAAAAGAACCAACTTGCATAAGAAAAACAGTATTAGATCCATATTCTTGTTCATATTTTTTTGTTAGTTCAAAGAATTCTTTAATTAATGCCATTTTGTTAGTATATATATTAAACATACTAACAAATCTTTAAATTCAATTAATAAATAATTATTAGATATATGCCTATTATTTTGGAGTTAATACTAAAAATTTTGCATCAATTTCTTCGCCTAATCCGCCATTTAATACGACTCGTTTTAAATATCCATATGTTTTAGGAGTAAGCAAAGGTATTTGATAATAAAACACTTTAATAATATAAAGCAAGATAGTTATATAAATAGGCAAAACATGTTTGGTATTGTGTTGTGATAAAACAGCATCCTTGAATTTTTCATTATAAATAGAAAATTCAGCGATAATACCTTCTTTTTCATTTTCATATTTTAATTTGTATCCATAAACAGGGATATCTTTGATTATCCATGCAACCTTTTTAAAATCTTTTTTTTGAACATGTAAATAATGTTGCATTTTAGTCATTAAACTATATTCATTATCAGTAAAAACATCAACATCAATATCGCTTTTTCCTGGAACATAATCAGATCTCTGAACGCTGCCAAAATATAGAAATTTAGTATCTAAATAATCACTGAGTTGATAAAAAAATCTTCTAACATTTTTAGGCAATTCATTTTTGGTAGTCTCCATTTAGAGTAAGCGAAGAAAAAATTTGTTACGGTGCATTTATATTTGCGGAATATTCTTAGAATTATTTTCTAAATATATATATTAAGGAAAATTCTCAGAAATTTCTACGAATTTTCCGACGGATCCTCATTCAAAAAATTATGCAGCAATGTATCCTTATTCGTATTTGTTATCTCACCCGCTAACATCGCCGTCTCAAATGTTTTCCGTAAAATATCATTCGGGGCAACACTTCCTATCTTTATTATTCCATGCTGTCTTAAATATTTTCGCACATCTTTCATACTCGTCTTCTTCAATTCTTCCTGCACATCTATCACATTCTTTCTTGTTTGCTTATCCTTTAATAAAACAGCTACCTTTCTTAATTTATCCGATTTACCCAGCGTAAATTTACGACGAATTGTCCTCTTTAAATATTTCTTCGGAACTTTTTCCTCCTTCTCTCTTATTTCTTTTATCACTTGTGAAACATTTAGCTCTTTATCTATTTCTGGTATTGCTGGGATTTCTGGTATTGCTGGTATTGCTGGGATTTCATCTATGTCTGGTAACCTTTCTAATTCTACTTTAGGACTTATACCCTCTAATATTTTTAAATTTTCACTTAATTTTGATGCTTCTGGATTTGCCTTTATTTCTTGTTCTTGAATTTTTTTTAGTTTCTGTTTTATTTGCTCCAGTCTCTGCTCCCTTGTTAAACCTGTCGGAGTTTTTATAATATTTGGCGTCAAAACAGAAGATAATGGGACAATTGGAGTCGCACCTTCTAAAAAAGTATTTCTTTTTGGAGGCGTTGGCGGTCTCACATTTAACTCAGGAAATTCATGATTTTTTCTCGTTTTTATCCAATCACGATATGTTGGCTTTGAACCATTTTTTAGACATCCATATGGAACATCATTTGTTAAAGCTAAGCTAGGGCTTGAATCTGGAACAAAATAACTAGGCATGGGTTCTTGTAATTCAGGTGGCAATTCTAAAGAAATATTTGTCATTGTTGATGAACTTGATAATGGTGTTGATATACTTCTTGATGGAGAAGAATAAGATTTTAATGTTTTATTATTTAAATTAGCTCTGTATTTCTCTTTTTCTGCCTCTTTTTTTTGTTTCTTAGATAAGTCTGATAAATAGTTCATAGCACTATAAAATTCATCTGTATAACTATCTACAACTGTCTCTGAAGATACAGATGAACGACTATTATTTTTACTGCTTTTTGGACTAATTGTTGCTGTCTCTTTCATTTTATGATCCTTAATTCTTTTTAATAATTTGTTTTTTAAATTATTAGGACTTATCATGGGACTAAGCATTGGAACTACATCTTTTTTATCACGAGCTTTTCTAGTTTTTGCACCACTCATTCTAAATAATTCTGGATTAATTTGAATTGTTTTTTTTGTATTATTTGACATATGTATTATACAAAAAAAACAATTTTATAAAAGAAACACAATATTATGCATACATGTAAGATAAACTCTTTTTTATATGTTCATCTTCTTCCTTTTTAATTCCATTCTTTAAAAACATTTCTAGACCTTTATCTACATCTACAATTGTTAGTTTCCTTTTCATATTTTCATCTAAACAAAATACTCTTTTACTATGAACTATTTTTGTCTTCGCAAATAAAGTCTCTATATCTCTTCCATAATTTTTAAATAAACTTTTATTTTTCTCAAACCATTTTACATTTACACTTTTATCATCAATTGACCATCCGGCATCATTAATTTTTTTTATAAATATACTATATAACTCTGTTGCATTATAATCATCTACTTTAAAACGCCATGTAAATCTTGAATTTAATCCTTGATTATATTTGAAAAAACATTCATCTAAATCTTTTTCATATCCCGCAATTATAACCATTAGATTATCTTTATGATCACTTAATGCTTCACACAATGTATCTATACATTCCTTTGAAAAAGAATCTCGTTTTTCTTGGTTACCCAATGAATATGCCTCATCTATAAATAAAACTCCTCCTAGGCTTTCCTTTATAACATCTCTTGTTTTTAACGCAGTTTGACCTAAATATCCTGCCACCAAATCACTTCTAGTTACCTTCTTAAAAGTTCCCTTATTTAAAATTCCTAATTTTGAAAAAATAGAACCCATAATCTTGGCTATTTCAGTTTTTCCAGTTCCAGGAGGTCCATAAATTACACTATGCATAAAATCATTACTTACAAATTGTTTTTTGTTAGTCTCACTAGGAGACTTATGCATTGCAGGAACCTTATGCAAATTTTGAATATAAAATAATATTTGATCTACTATAATTTCCTTTAAATTATGCATCCCTATCATTGAATTTAAATCTTCTAGTGGTTCTTTTATCTTATGCAATGAATGCATATTAATATTATATTCAACATCTTTATCATCTGGATATTGATCAATCATTTTCAATAAATCACCTATATTATTTATCTCAAATTGAATATCTACCTTTCTTTTATTAAGTTTACTTACTTCTTCCTCTTTTGTCATCTCTTCTTTTTCTAAGGTTTTCTGCATATTTTTTTGTTTTTCATGAAGAAATTCTAGCTTACTTATATATAAATTAGGATCAATTATATCCGATTTGTTAGTTACTTGATTTATAGGAGAGTCAATATATTTTTCATATATTTTATTCATTATTTTTAAATAGCTATCTATCTCGTTTTTTTTATTATTTATTTCTGGTTCTACTTCTTTTTTTTGTTTTCTATCTAGATCTAACAAAAATTTGTTATAATTATTTACATCGGTTGATGATCTAAATGCTACCGGGGTTGTTTTAACTCTTTTATTCATATTTTTGATCTATTATATATTATTTAGAACTGTTTATATTATTTTATTTACATTTAATTACACATATTTTGAATTTTATTATATTTATAATAAAACAATTTAAAAATAAATTGAAATATAAAATAACTGTAACTATGAGTTTATCATCAAGTAATAATCAAAAGTCTAAAGCTAAAATGTCATCTAATCAAATTGATAACTCTATTAAAAAGACTGTTAAAAAGTCTAATAAAAAAATAAAAGCACCTGTTGAATTTGAAATTGATAATTCATTAGGTGCCCCTATTATTGATACTTCAGATATTCAAGCATCTCTTAGTAAAAATTTATTTGATAAAAATTTATCCAGCAGTGATCCTTTACTAAAAGATGCATTCGACCTCAATAAAGACACCTATATTGAAGCACCATGGACTATTATCGGCTCTTATTTTCAAGATAAACATTTAGATCGCCTTGTAAGACATCAACTTGAATCTTATAATAATTTTGTCGGCTTACAATTACCTCAAACTATTGAAATGTTCAATGATGTGCATATAAAATCCGAAAATGATTACGACAAAGAATCCGGCAAATACTCGCTTGAAATATTTATTAAATTTGAAAATTTTCACATTTATCGTCCACAAATCCATGAAAATAATGGAGCAATTAAAGTCATGTTTCCACATGAAGCCCGTTTAAGAAATTTTACATATGCTTCTGCCATGACAATTGATATTAATATTCGCTATATCGTTCGCAATGGAGAAAATCTCGGCAATACCAATACATTTTATAAAACTCTATCTAAAATTCATATTGGTAAATTGCCTATCATGTTAAAATCTAATATTTGCGTTCTTAGTCAATATAAATATGTAGATAATGAACATACTGGTGAATGCAGTCACGATTCCGGTGGTTATTTTATTATCAATGGCTCCGAAAAAACAGTGTTAGGACAAGAACGCGCCGCAGAAAATCGGGTTTACTGCTTCAATATCAGTAAAAATAACACCAAATACGATTGGTCTGCTGAAATTAAATCTGTACCTGATTTCAAATGCATTTCTCCCAAGCAAATTAATATGATGATAAGTTCTAAAAATAATGGATTTGGTAAACCAATTGTTGTGCAAATTCCACGCGTTAAGCAACCAATTCCACTCTTTATCGTATTCCGTGCACTAGGCGTTATATCAGACAAAGAAATTTGTGAATATATTCTACTCAATTTAGATAATAAAGGATATAATGAAATGTTGCAAAATTTACAAGCATCTATTATTGAAGCACACAAATATAATAATAGAGAAGATGCAATTCGCTATATTATGAGCTTTGTTATTTACACTCCAATCAACATGGATAAGGAAACCGGTGCTAAGAAAAAATACGAATTCACTCTAGATGTTTTAAATAGTGATTTGTTTCCACATTGCAATACTCTTCAACAGAAAATATTCTTCCTCGGCTACATGGCTCAGAAATTAATGAGAGCCGCTTTTGAATTAATTAAAGCTGATGATCGCGACTCTTATATTAATAAACGCGTTGACTTGACTGGAACATCCTTAAATAATTTATTCCGCAATTACTTCAACAAGCTCGTCAAAGATATGGAAAAACAAATCGTCAAGGAAATCAATAATGGCAGCTGGCGATCTACCGAAGATTATTTAAATATTATTAATCTCACCAACATTTATAAAATTGTCAAATCTACCACGATTGAGAATGGATTTAAACGCGCATTAGCAACTGGCGACTTTGGTATCAAGCATGCAAACTCAAATAAAGTTGGTGTTGCACAAGTGTTAAATCGGTTGACCTATGTATCCAGCTTGAGCCATTTGCGGAGAATTTCGACGCCATCCGATAAAAGTGGAAAATTAGTACCGCCTCGTAAATTACACAGCACTTCATTTGGCTTCTTATGCCCCGCAGAATGTTTTGATCCAGAAACCCCAATTTTAATGTGGGATGGCAATTCTAAACGTGCAGGAAACATAATGATAGGCGATGTCCTTGTTGATGACCTTGGAAATCCAACAACAGTTCGCACTACTTGTTCTGGATTTAAAAATATGTATGATGTAATTCCAAATAAATGCAATTTCATGAAGCACAGAGTTACTGATAATCATATTCTTACTCTTCGTATTAGACAACATAAAAATATTTTAAATTGTGCTCGTAAAGGTAGAAATTATAATCATTCTGTAAAATTTCTTAATAGAGAAACCCTTAAAATTCAAGAAAGATATTTTGCTTCATTAAAAGAAGCGGAAGATTTTGTAAATAGTTTTGACGATGACGATACATTGGATATAACAATTGAAAATTATTTAAAACTCAATCAAACAACAAAAGATCATCTGGTTCTATTCAAAGTAGAAGGAATTCATTGGCCAAAAAAAGAGGTTGAAATGGATCCTTATTTGCTTGGATTATGGTTAGGAGATGGTCTTAGCACAGGATCCGGGTTTGCTCTAAATTATAAAACGGACTTTGAGACCTTGGCTTATTGGGAAAAATGGGCAGAAGAAAATGGAGCGACAATTACAAAAAATGAAAGATATAAATTCTCAATTGTTTCTAAGAAAAACAAAGAAGCCGGTGCTTCTGGATTATGCAATAGAGTAGAAGAAGCGCCTCTTAAAAAATATCTTCGTAAATACGACCTTTTAAATAATAAACACATTCCAAATGAATATCTTACCAATGACAGAGAAACGCGTTTAAAAGTTTTAGCCGGATTAATAGATACAGATGGTTCAGTTCGAGCAGAAGGCCGTGAAATTCGCATTTGTCAAGGGCCTGCAAATTATAGAATAATTGAGGATGCTTATACACTGGCAATGTCTCTTGGATTTTCGTGTGGAGTAAAGGAAGGAAGAAGTCAATGGACGGATGAAAAGAGTGGAGATAAAAAGTTTAGCACTTATAAAGAACTAACAATTACTGGACACAAAATTTATGAAATTCCAACACTTCTTCCTCGCAAAAAATTGGTGCCTATAGAAAATGAAACACAGCTTCTTAGAAGCAAATCATTTATGTGTAGTAAATTTAGCTTAGTAGAAGCAGGAATAGGTCCTTACGTTGGTTGGCAACTTCACGATAAGCGCGGAAGATTTTGCTCTAAAGATGGTCTCATCTTACACAATACCCCGGAAGGACAAAGTGTTGGTATCGTAAAGAACTTGAGCTATATGACCCATATCACCATTCATTCCAATAGCAAGTCCCTTTACGATTATATTCTGCCTCAAATCCAATGTTTAGAGCAATTGAAACCAATTGAAGTATTTGATCAAGTAAAAGTATTTATTAATGGCGCTTGGGTCGGAATTACAGATAAACCATTTGAATTATTCACCATGCTCAAGACAATGAAATGCAAAGGAATCATCAATATTTATACATCTATTATATTTGACTACAAACTCAGTGAAATTCGTGTTTGCAATGATAGTGGTCGGGTAACACGACCTTTACTTCGTGTAAAAGACAAAAATATATTGCTTACTCATAAAATTTTAAATGATCTATTACACAATATTATCTCTTGGGATGATTTATTCACTGACTGCAAAATTGACGAGGCTGTTTTAGAATATATTGATCCAGAAGAACAAAATAATTCAATGATTGCAACCAAGCCCAAAGACATTTTAGGTATCATCGGTTCTGATCAGATTTTCAAATATACTCATTGTGAAATACATCCTAGCACAATGTTTGGCGTGGTATCTTCATGCATTCCCTTCCCGGAACACAATCAGTCGCCTAGGAACACATATCAATGTGCGCAGGCAAAGCAGGCAATGGGAGTATATGCTACTAACTACAACGAGCGTATGGATAAAACAGCTTATGTTCTAAATTATCCTACCAGACCACTTGTTGACACTCGTGTTATGAACTTAATACATCTTAATAAAATTCCATCTGGTTGCAACATCAATGTCGCTATTATGACACATACCGGTTACAATCAGGAAGATTCAGTTCTTATTAACAAGGGCTCCATTGATCGTGGTCTATTTCAAACTACTATTTATCACACTGAAAAAGATGAAGATAAACAGAAAATTAACGGCGATGAAGAAATACGATGCAAACCAGATAAAGTAAAAACAAAAGGTATGAAATTTGGCAATTACGATAAAGTCAACTCAAAAGGAATTATGCCAGAAAATTCTTTGGTTGAAAATCGTGATGTTATCATTGCAAAAGTAACACCTATTAAGGAAAATAGAAATGATCACACCAAGGTAATTAAATATGAAGACCAAAGCAAACTTTACAGAACTGGAGAAGAAACCTATATTGATAAGAATTATATTGACCGGAATGGAGACGGATATAGTTTTGCAAAAGTCAGATTGCGAGCTACTAGAAAGCCTGTGATTGGTGATAAATTCTCATCTCGACATGGTCAGAAAGGAACTGTCGGCAACATCATCCCTGAAGAAGATATGCCATTTGCAAGCAATGGAGATCGTCCTGATATTATTATCAATCCACATGCAATTCCATCTCGTATGACAATTGGTCAACTTAAAGAAACTCTTTTAGGTAAAGTACTCATTGAACTTGGACTATTTGGTGATGGAACCAGTTTTGGTGAACTACATGTGGAAGATATATCTACAAAATTATTGGAATTAGGCTACGAAGCACATGGTAATGTATTAATGCACAATGGTTTAACTGGAGAACAAATTGAATGCAATGTATTTATGGGTCCTGTATTTTATCAGCGATTGAAACACATGGTAAACGATAAACAACATAGCCGATCTATTGGTCCTATGGTTAATTTAACAAGACAACCTGCTGAAGGTCGTAGTAGAGATGGTGGTCTACGATTTGGTGAAATGGAAAAAGATGCTATGGTTTCACATGGTGCTGCAAAATTCACCAGAGGCAGAATGTATGATGCATCAGATAAATATTCAGTACATATTTGCAAACGATGTGGTCTAGTTGCATCATATAATAATGAGATGCATATACATCATTGCAGAACATGTGATAATAGATCAGACTTTGCTTATGTAGAAATTCCTTATGCTTGCAAATTGCTATTCCAAGAGCTGACTACGATGAATGTGGTTCCCAGAGTTATTACTGATCATTAAATAAAATATAAAATATAAAATATAAAATATAAAATATAAAATATAAAACCTACTTCATACAAAAATTTATATTCATCTTTATTTATACAATCTTATTTATATAATATTATTTTTATTCGTTTATTATATAAATGTTCAACATAGATTTTAAAAACATTTCCAATTTTAGTAATGTTTCAGATTATCTTCCAATATTAAATGCAGTAATTATAACTGATATATTTGTTATTTTATTATTACTTAGAAAACTAATTAACTCTTCTGTTCTAAAAATTTGGTATAGGGATTTTTCTTTAGGTGCAGTAATCGCAGATGTATTAATTATTTTTATTGGGATAATTATTGCAAGATTTATTTATCCTTATATTTTTGATAAATATTCATTAATCCAATTTATTGGTTTAGTAGTAGTTATTCAAGTAATTCATGATATATTATTTTACTTATTTGTTAGTTCAGTTCCACGAGGAGTTTCAAAAATATTAGACGTTTTTAAAGATTATGGAAAAGAAAACGGAATTACAGCAATTATTTCAGACAGTGCAATGATGATCTCATCTGTTTTAATTGCATCTTATTTGAAAGGACAATCGCTTAATACAAATATTATTGTATTAATTGTTAGCGTTTATTTAGTTCCATATTTCATTTATAGCATATAATATTATTTACTAATGTCGTATCAATTTAATTATCGCTGTAGTTAATGCAAATAATATACCGCCCCACAATGTATCTATAATTACACTTAACGGAGACCATTTGCTAAATATCGCCCAATTGGTTGTTTCAAAAACGCCATAAATAACTATTCCAAAAAGAAACGCATCACTTACACTTCGCTTAGGTTTAATAATGAAATAATTTAGACCTGCAATTAAAAATATATAACAAATAAGTGTAGCAAGATAATTCATCTTTACAGGAGTTCCTTGGATAGCTTGTATTTGTTTATTAAAATAATTTTTCATAAAATTCAAATAAAAAAAATCAATGATAACAAAAACAATTGCACTGATTAATAGAATATAATCAAACATTGTATTATAAGATATGAATATATAATATTTATTTCTTATTTTTATCTTTATTATGTACAAAATTTTTTAATTTATTTGATTTATTTGATTTAAGATTTAGACATGTTTTAAAATTTTATTTTTTTTATTTTTTATTATTGTATAATATAAATGTCTAATAGTGTTGGAATAGGTTTTTCACCATCAGCTACAGGAAAATCTGGATGGTCGACAGGTGGCTTAGGTGACCTTGTTCGCGTCATACCTGGTATTGGATTTAATATTAATAATAGAAGTGGTAACCCTAATCTAGGAGGAGGTATTAGGGGAATTATGCCGCAACCAATTGTCGATCACGATAATTCTGATGATTTTGCCAGAAGTCGTTTTTATTTAAAGGATGCATGGAATACTTCTAGCACATCCGGCAGTTCTTATCCTAAACGAATTATAGGTCCTTTTAGAGCAGTTAATAATGCCGGCGACATTTTAAGTCGTCAAGATTATTCATGCGGTGGCACATGCCAAAGTTTTCAGAGCCGACCTGGATTAAATGGTCTTAGAACGCGTTTCGGTTCTGTTAGTGCTTCTTGCACACCATCCGTCTTATACAGCACAAATCAAGTTAATATTGCTGTTCCTGCATCTGCATGCAATGGTAAATATGTATATGATAGCTCAGATTACATTAATTTTAGAAAGAAACAGGCAATTAATAGAAACTACAATGATAGATCATTTGGAGGTAATGATTCTTCTGGTGCACAAGTAGCTATAAGAGCAGTAAGAAGATATTAAGAATAATATTTAAAATTAATTAAAATAATATAAAAAAATTGAAATTCTTTTTATATTATTTTAAAACTTATAAAGTATTTCAAAAGCATTAAAATGTCATCTTCAAATATGCAACAAAGTTCTATCACTGAATTTTTGGTAACTCCAAAAATAAAAACCAATAAATCTAAGACTAAAATAGATAATACACTAATTGAGTTTATTGAAACACCATCAGATCAATCAGATATTGATTATAAAAATATTAGGGAACCTTATAAAAATAGCGAATTTATTCCTTTATCTTTAACGCAATCAATTTTAGCCCATCACTTTGGATCTACCTCAGAAAAAATTCATGCCTTTGCTGAAAATCATTTGCTTTTAAAAATAAAAATTTGCGATATTTTAAATGCTCCAATTAATAATTGGAGTTACAATAGACCCCCTGATATGAGTAGATGTCCTGATATTGCACGATACATATATAACTCCAAAAAACCAATTGACACTATGATATACCTTACTTACATGAACAAAACCGATACTTTTGAGGTGTTAGACGGCATTCATCGTCTAACTGCACTCAGGATAATACAAACAGAAAATTCAAAAAGTAAACCACTTGATTTTATAACACCTCCAAATGAAGGCGAATATGAGTTTGGATCAAATAACGATGCACATTGGTTATATAATCAATATTTGTTAGTTAACATTCGTTTTAACTCTGTTTTAGGCGATTTAATAGAAATATTTAAAACATTGAATAAAAGCCAAGCTGTTCCTGACATATACATTCGGGATATTGCAAAGGAAAAAAGAGATATTATTGAAGCGGTTGCAAATGATTGGCAAATACGCTATAAAAAACACTTCTCTTCAAGTGCCAAACCAATTATTGGTAATACAAATAGAAATAGTTTTATAAATTTGTTAGATGTGATTTATGATAAATATAAAATTGATGATACAAAAATAAATAAATTTAAGCAAATTTTGGAAGAAGCTAATGGAAGAATTTCATTAAACATTCCTCTAAAGTTTTCAGTTGATGTGCGTTTGAAATGCCGAGAAAGTGGTTGTTACTTGTTCTTGTATAAAAATGATAAATTAGAGGAATTAATTTAATAATTTATATTTATAAAATATCAATAAATTATATAATGGACCCAGTTATTAAAAAAGCACTTATGATTTCAGGTATAGTTTTATTTACTTTTTTTATGATTCGCATTATTACTAATGCACCTATTGGAACTTCTACTAGCGGATCTAGTAAAACTGTTGTAGTAGATAATCGTCCTCATCGTTACTATTATGGATTTAATGAACCAGTTCATCGCTATTACAATCCTTACAAGGCACAATATTACAACTAAATCTGATCCACCTTTAGTTTTTTGCTATACAAAAAACCAAACCTGGAGGGAAATATTTGGTAAGAGTGAGTAACTTTAATATATTTTCATATTATATATTAAATGTCAACACCATATGGTATTTCTACATCTATTGGATCTCAAACATTTCAAGGCTTTGTTAATGCACCTGTAACCGGTCCTTTAACAACTAACAATTATCCATTTTCTATGCCATACCATAGTTATGGAACATTAACAGGTCAGCGACCAACACCGCCACAATTTTATCCATCTCAGGAGCCTGTTTATGCCGAAATGAATACCAATGCTAGAAGTCAATATTTAAGGGCTACTGCTCTCAGTAGTGCACAAAAAGCACAACAAGATGCTTTAGGAAAATTGTCATCTCCTATAACTAAAGTAATTAGTTCTTCTCAGCGACAAGTTGCAGTTTCAACTCATGTCAATTATATTCAACCCAAACCGTCTTCCATGTATACAGATATTAAAAAGAGTGTTGCTGTAGGTAAATCCGCGTACAAAGTTGGTCTCCCTCTAAATGCACCTATTTCAACCAAAAGTTATTATCCTAGTGGCACTAGAACTGCTTTGCAGCGCGCCAGATCTGGTGGATGTTCAGCACCTAAAAAGAAAGGATCAATTTATAATACTAGTTTGACACAACCAGGAATATGTGCATGGGGATCAATACCAAGACAAACATATTAAATAATATTATAAAATATTATAAAATATATTAGAAACTATACTAGAAATCTATAAATGTTAAAAGGAACTATTGCTATTATTAATCACAATTATGTGATATTAAACGATAAGCGTTTTATAGAACATCAAGATATTGTTAGTAAATTACTTCCAGGAGATATTGTTGACTATGAAATTACTAAAAGTAATACAATTTCTATATTACAAATAAATACAAGAACATCCCAAATTATATTAGGAATAGTTAAAAAAGTAGATTTAGCTGAAAAAACGGTTGATATTTTTTACCCTGGATTTCCAAAAAAATTTAATCCAAAGGTTATTTTTGCCGATCACTACAAAATAGGTAATGTTATTATTTTACAAATTAATCACTCTCATTGTCAATTAATCAAAAAATATGATTCAATACAAGACAGGTCTAATGACAAAAATATTATTTTGCAATTATATAAATTAAATGCAAATAGCAGCAATTTATATCCTATTTATAAAACTACAACTAACAAACCAATGTTTACTGATGAATATCAAGATCTTACACATTTAGATACATTTAATGTAGATCCAGTAAATTCTAAAGATTTTGATGATGCAATTAGTTTAGATGAAGCCAAAAATACTATATATATTCACATTGTGGATGCTCATCAACAAATTATACCTTCATCTTCAATTGATACAAATGCATTTTTATCATCATTCACATTGTATTTATCTGAACATGTTGAAAATATTTTACCAAAAGAATATGCAGAACACAATTTAAGTTTGATTAAAAATGAAATTCGTAAAACCATTACTTTTGAATATTTAATTGATCCCATTACTCAACACATTGAAAATTATAAAATCTATAAATCTACTATTGTTATCAAAAACAGATATAATTATGATGAGTTTAATCAAATTATAGGCAAATATCCTAAGCTTACTTTATTTTATGAAAAATGGAAAAGACCCTCATTAAATATTCCGCATTTAAAAATGCTTATTCATCCAGTAACTGGTAAACTAATAGACCATCATTTAGAAGTTAACAATGATGTTGCACATAAAGTAATTGAAACTCTTATGATTCTAACAAATATAACTGTTAGTAAACATGTACCTAACATAATTCCACAGCGATATCATTGTAAAGTAAAATCTGATTTTATACTTGAAACTCAGTTTGACAATGAAATTCTTAATGCTATATTTTCAATAAAACAATATAGACCTGCTATTTATGATGCAACCCAAGAAGGTCATTTTGGTTTGGGTGTAGATTCCTATACACACTTTACATCACCTATTAGACGATATTTTGATGTTGTAATTCATAGATTATTATACGGAATAGAATATGAAAATCTAGATATTGTTTTGCAACATATTAATAAACAGGAGGTATTTATTGAAAAAATAGTTAAATTATATGAGCAATTAAAAATACTCTCTTTTTTAGAAACACAACTAACAAAAATATGGAAAGGATATGTTATTAAAAAAAATTCTAGTGGATATATTGTATTGTTAGAAGAATTATTATTTGAGATTTTTATTTTTGACAATAAATATAATATTTCAGAAAAAGATGTAGTAAATGTAAAAATAAATGGAATTAAATGGCAACAATTAGAGGTGAAAGCAATTATTGTTAGTTGATAAACAATGAACAATGAATAATAAATAATAAATAATATTTTAGATATTCCAATCTATTTGAGTATTTAATTTTTCTTCAATTGATCTAAATATATTTGAACCGAAAAATCCTTTATTAGCTGAAAGTGGTGATGGATGCACTCCTGTTATTATATTATTCTTATTTAAAATATAAATCTCTTTAGATTTAGCAAAATTACCTAACAAAACAAATATACAATTATCATTATTTTCACTAATATATTTTATTACATCATTTGTAAATTTTTCCCAGAGTTTCATGTGACTAGCAGGTTTATTTTTTACTACTGTTAAAGATGCATTTAAAAGAAATATATATTCTTCTTTAAACCATCTTTCTAAATTTCCACACTGGAATATATAATTTCTTTCAGGATATTCATGTTGTATTTCCTTATAAATATTTTTTAAAGATGGCGGTATTTTTATACCTGGATTTACTGAAAAACTTAAACCATTAGCCTGATCTGGATTATGATATGGATCTTGACCTAACAATACAACTTTTATTTTGTTTAAGTCCATTTCAAATACTTTAAATACACAGTCTTTGTTAGGATAAATAATATCTTCAGAATCATATAATGTGTCTAAATCAAATTTATAATTTGTAAATAAAGAACTCCAAGAATTATGAATGTTATTCATTTTAATAAAGTGTTATTTGTTAAATGCAATAAATTAATATTATTATTTCAATTTATTATTTCAATTTATTATTTCAATTTATTATTTAAATTTTATATAAAATTAATATTTAATATTTAATATTTAATAATTTCTATGTTAAATATATGAACTGTCAAAAATATAAAGAAAATTTTGAAAATAGTGTAAATAGTGTAAATAGTGTAAATAGTGTAAATAGCGAAAAAAAAACTGGACATACGATAAATGAAAAAGAAGAAACAATATTTGATTTATACATGTTGCTTTTAGGATTTTTTATAATTCTTGGTTTTGGTGTTTGGTTTCATAAATATTTTTATAATTTAATTCCTGGTGAAATATTTAGATTATCTATAACTGCGGTTACTATCGCTCCTTTACTTTTATTTACTTACTACATTTTTTATCAAATACATTCAGTACGAGAACATAAATCATTCGAAGAATTATTAGCACAAGCAGAAGCTGAACTTAAAGCAGAAGAAAAAATATCAGAAATTATTCCTGTCATATTATTTGGTGTAGCAATTTTATATGGAAATATTCAAAAAATTACAAAAAAAGTAGGTCTATTAAAAATAATAGCACCCTATTTGATATTTTCATTAATATTTGGAACAGTTATACCAAACTTTGTTTCTTATTTAATTTTAGATCATCATGATTTACACAGAGTTTTAATAGCTTCTGATATTGATTTCATGTCCGTATCAATTGCATTTGGTCTAATGATTACAAGTTTAATATTGCCATTTATAACTGTATATGAATAATATATAGTAGTTTAGCTTTTTACAAAATATTTAAAATTCTCCCAAATAAAACAGCAATCTTA